GGTTCAACAATCGAGGGTTCAACAATCGAGGGTTCAACAATCGAGGGTTCAACAATCGAGGGTTCAACAATCGAGGGTTCAACAAACGAGGGTTCAACAATCAACAATGTATTGGTGCTTACATCTACAAATGATGTCTCTACAACGCGGTTGTTAATTAATTTCTTGCTAGATTTGTGATTAACTAATATTTCATGATTTATGCTGTCAGTAAACGCATTAAGTTTTTCGGCGGTTTTGTCGAGATATCCATTTTGCGACGAGTGATAAAATCGCAAATAATTGGTGTATAACATAATTTGTTCGTTTAACAATCGATTTTCATATGATAAAGTGTCAATGAAACTTGTGATTGAAAACCCAACATCAATATTGTCGTCTTGCGATTGAATCTCACTCTTTCGTCCTTCGTATAAGTCTTGTAGCTGTTTTAATATTGCTAAAATGTTATTGTGTAATTTTAAAAGATCCTCCAATTTGTATTCAGTATTAGTCTCCGTATCTTTGTAAACAGGAATGCTTTCCATAGCTCCTACATCCTTTAATCTAATGTCATTTTCCTTGCATTGTGTGATGATTATATTAAACAATTTATAATAATCTCCATACATACGATTGTACACCATAGCATTGGTATGTTTATAGTGTTCAAGTTCTATAGATAGAATTTTATATTGAAAAAAGAACGAATCTAGGCAATATAAAAACATTTTTTTTGTGTTTGTTCTCACAAGATTGTTGTATTTGTCTTTCATTATTGTGAGTTTTTCTTCGAGCATTGAGTGTTTTTTCTGAATATAACCTCGTTTCTCTATTATCTTTGTGAATTCTACTGGTAAGTCTTGTTTTTCCATTTCTATATAATTAAGTAATATAAAAATTGACAAATAAAAAATATAAAACATTTATATATAAAAAAATGTCATCTATAATGAATTTCAATTCAAAACTCGTTTCCTCTTCTCTGTCATTTATTGACGATAGTTCAAATATGCCGTTTAAAATTGAAACCGTTGACAAATATGGCACATTGCAATTTGAAACAATAGAATATGATATGGATATGAAACCGGCAAACATAACCATCATATTTACAATAGACTCATCGGCATCTATGAGTGATATGTCGAGAGATGGAAGAACAAAGATGGACCATTCACTATTCACAATGTCGCGCATCATTGAAAGTCTATGTGATTCAAATATCAGCGCAATCGTAGCGGTGAATCATTTCAATGATGAAGTGCACCGTGTGTTAGATTTTACTATGCTATCGTCCGACAATAAAGACAATATCATATATGATATACAAGCCATACAACCGTATGGCGGAACTAATATGGATGCTGCCTTGACAGATATGAACGAGAGAATCAATGCGGAAATGCTTATGGGTAAAAGTAGCAAATATATACAAATGTTCATGACAGATGGAGAGGCGAATGGTGGGAGGGTTGACTCGGGCGTGTTGTCCGGATTAGTCCCTAGTGGTGTTTCAAACATATTTATAGGATACGGAATGAATCACGATGCTAGAATGCTATCCACGCTGAGTGACGCACAACACAATGGTGAATACAGATTTATTGACAAGATAGAAAACTCGGGTTTAGTATATGGCGAAATCATTCACAATATACTATACAACTTGCTCGACAAACCAAGCATAACTGTTGAAAATGGCACAATATACAACTGGAAAACGAATGAATGGGTCCAACGGTTGAATTTGTCGAACATTTCAACAAATGCCAAACGAGACTTTCATGTTAAAGCTCACACATCGAAAATGAAACAAGTGGTAGTAAAATTATGGGCCAAAGAAGACGAGGAAAACGTGTGTGTTGGGAAGATAATTGCGCAGGACAATAATGACGATGACATGAATTTGACGCGTTTTGCTTATAAACTTAGAACGCAGGAGTTATTATACGAAGCTCGCAAAATAATTAGCCGGACGCGCGTTACACCATCGTTGTTGTTTGATAGTAACGACAACAAGGACAAAAATGATTATATTAAAACCAAGTTATCCGCATTTATGCTGAGATTGAACAAATACATAGCGAATAATGATTTAAATAATGACAACATGATGAAATTGCTACAAGACGACATTTATGTCTGTTACAATTCTATAAACATGCCTTGCTCTAACATGTACACGATAGCGAGACAGACATCACAAGGAAACCAGAGGGCATATTCGACTAGTACTAGCATAGACTTGGGGCATTGTGACTTGGGGCATTGTGTTAAACCAACTAGTACCGGCATGAACTTAGGAAATTGTGGTAAACCAACTCTTACGCGCCAAGTAGCAGGTGGATATGTTATAGCAGGTGGATATGTTAAACCAGACATTAATATGATGCATTTACCCCATACGCAATTAAAACGCTCCGTTAGTGTCACTCCTATGTCAATTCATAAATCTCCCAGCAACGAATCGATAACGAGTGACGAAGACGAGATAGAAGGAGATCCGTTTAAAGATTATAATTTAATACAACAGCATATTGTAAAGATGACGGATACTGGCAATAAAGATTTGAACAATTTAATGCGACAAATGAGCGGATAATAATAATATGTTTATATAAAAAATAATATATAAACATATCACATTTTTTAATACAATAATGCCTGAGATCCCAGAAAATTTCAAGACGACAGTTAATGACCTTCTGTCGGATTTAAATTCTACGTATCCCGAGCATGCTGAACTATGGAAAGAATGGACGAATACAAGTGACGATAGTTTAATCAAGTTATTCGAATATATGACAGGTGTATTTCCCGAGAGATTTTTTGATATTTTATACCAGAATGAAGACATTTTTGCAAAGGATTGTGAGACAAATGTATGTTTTTTACCCGGTGTAGATTTCAAATTATTATATAATTGTGAAGGCATTAGCGATAATACAAAGAAGACATTATGGAAATACTTACAATTATTGCTATTCACTACAATTGGTTCTATTGATGATAAAAGTAAATTTGGTGATGCTGCTGACCTATTCAATGGAATTAACGAGGATGACCTACATACCAAGTTAAAAGAAACAATGGAGGGCATAACGGGTTTTTTTGGTGACATGGGTGAAAACATAAATGAGAATTCCGGCACAGATTCGTCAAATAATAAGACAGAATTTACGTTTGACGCAAGTGATAATGTTCCAGACATGGAAGGACTACACGAACATTTGAAGGGTATTTTCGACGGGAAGATTGGTGGTCTCGCGAAAGAACTAGCAGAAGAGATATCTGGAGAATTCGAAGATATGATGAAGGGCGGTCACGAGAAGTCAACTGAGGATATAATGAAGAAATTAATGAAAAACCCCAAAAAAATGATGGACATGGTAAAAACGGTTGGGGATAAGTTACAAAAAAAGATGGACAGTGGAGACATTTCAAAGGAGGAGCTAATGCAGGAAGCACAGGAGATTTTGTCGAAGATGAAAGATATGGGCGGCAGTAAAGAGATGAATGAAATGTTTAAGAAATTTGCCAGCGGCATGGGGCTTGGTAAAAACGCCAAGATAGACATTAATGCGCTTACACGAATGACACAACAAGGGTCAACAAGAGACCGTTTGCGTAATAAAATGAACGAGCGAGCGAATGACCGAGAAAGAAAATCAAACTTAAAGAAAGACCCAGTAACTGGTAAGATGGTATTCTCTGTAGATGGTGAAGATAAACAAGAGAGAAGTTCTGCTGAACAAAATCGTTTAGACGATGAGTTAATAGCGTCTTTTGGTGGGGGTGACAATAATAACGATGCTCCAAAGAAGAAGAAGGGTAAAAAAAAGCGTAAGGGAAAAAAATAAACAATTAGTATATAATATGAATCTTTTCAAATATATTAATTTCCCCGTTTTTATTATGAGTTTGGCATTTGGTATATTCGCCGTTTACATTACTGCACCTGACACACGAAAGATTATAGTGTATCCTACACATGAAAACATAAACTCTATCCAATACAGAGATAAAGCAAACAATTGTTTTTCCGTAGAAGAGCAGGAAGTTAAGTGTCCTTCAGATAAAAGCAAGATTTCGACAATACCAGTTCAACAATAATATACGCGTATTTTTTAGTGTTGATATATATTATAATGAACTTCACTAGATTATTAAATACACCATTGGGTCAATTTTTCATTTCTATACTACTTGGACTTGGATTGGCATGTTTATTTAGACGTGCGTGTACAGAAAAGAACTGCATAAAATTTAACGGTCCAATCATAAGCGAGTTTGATGACAAAATTTACCAGTACGACAATAAATGTTATAAATACGAGGCATCACCTTCCAAATGCGACGATAAGGGAACAAAACGTGTACTTGACATGGCTACGCCCGACCCGGAAGCAGCACCGGCGAAATCACAACTGTCTATTTTAGGCAATAACGCTTAATTACTTGATATCCAATACGTTATTAAATTATTTTTTAGATAATTTAATATATTATATGTCTGAACATACCACACGCATAGACCAATTACCTGAAAATGTTACGATGCAAGTGAACACACCCGAGGGAATGGGTTCAAATGAAGAAGGTAATGCCAACTATGCTCCTATGAATATTCACCCAAATCCATATGGAAATTCGTTGCAACCACACGACATGCCCATGCCACAAACAAGTCCACCTAAGAAAGAATCGGGACAAGGAAACGCAAATTTATCACAACAACAACGAGAGATGCTCGACAATACACCCAGAACGCGGCTTCCTTCGCGTGATCTACCCATTGATACTGATGCTTATTTACACGACGAGGAAATAACAGCAAATTATATTCCAAAAGTTAGATTCAGCGATGACTATGTTAGGGATTACGAAGAAGTAACAACTGAAAAAATATTACAACGTGAAAACATGAAAAGGCACGATAGTTATGTCGACCGCATTTTAAGTGATCTGCAAGTGCCTATATTAATATCCATGTTATATTTCTTATTCCAACTACCATTGATAAATACAATGTTTTTCAAAAAGTTCGCATTTCTCTCTATTTATAATGTCGATGGAAATATAAACTTTTACGGTATTGCTCTTAAAAGCATTATGTTTGGCAGTTTATTTTACATTCTACAGAAGACTGTCAATGTTTTAACCGACATTTAAATCCTTTATTATAAGAAAGCAAACGATTCGGTTTACTTGTAAACGCTCTTGTCATCATAATTGTATCGCATATTACACTTATAAAGATAATTGTATCGTATATTACACTTATCAACACAATCGCATCGCATATTACACTTATAAAGATAATTGTATCGTATATTACACTTATCAACACAATTGCATTGCATATTAGGAAAACGTGTAATATAACAACGTGGTCTAAAGACAACAGTTGTCAATACACTACGCAAAATGACTGAATAATAACGATACATATGAATTATAATTATTTATATGATAATTATAAAATTCAATTTTTTGTTATTAATGTTAAAAACAATATTAACACTTAATATACAATACTTATATACAAATGAGTGATTATAAATATATTTCCAATGAAGAAGATTTCTACTCATGTGTAACGCCAATGGAAATTGAAGAACAGGTTAAACAACAAGCCAAAGACAGTAACATGATATTGTCAGAGCGTGGTATCATGAATAGTTTCATTAGTTCAAATATGGGTCACAATAGCAAAATAACCAAATGGGCTAACAAATACTCTTTTTCGAGCACAAACATGAATTACACCATGAATATAGAATATACCGGTAATCTAATAAAGTATAATACAGTTGTCGATGGGCATATAATTCAGATAGTAAGAGAACCTGCAAATATCGATGTGTTTAATGTTATACTTAGCATAGATGAAAATGTAATATCAAGAAGGATGCCATCATATAAAGGTCTTTTTAAAGGTTATATGATGAAAATGAATCCAGCAATAGAGAACACGCGGGGGTCAACTAAAAATATACTATTCAATAACACATTACAATTATGGAAAACGGGTTTCAAAACATATTCCCTTGATTATAAATACACGGATCAGAACATACATGTATCCGATAATATTGCGTTCGCAATAGCAACTACAATGTTTCACGACAATGATTAGAATAAAAACTCATTGCTTATTGGTGACTTAATTTTTAACGTTTTGTTTTTTTGCATCCGTTTATTTTTTGTTTTACGTTTAGGTTTGCTATTATCGTCCTTTTCGTCAAACGTATATTTTAAAAACCATAAATCGTATTCCTTTGATTTTCTATTGTGTTTCAACTCCCTGTATTTTTTCATTTTCTCAGCGCGTATTGACTCAATGGTATCTTGAACACCATAACATTTAATACTGAAGCGCTTTAACAGACCTCTTTGTGCCAAACGGTTCTTCTGTTCTACATCGAATAAGAAACGAGCCATGCACAGGATTCTATCTTTAAAGTAATACGGTTCATTTGAGTAATAAAATGCGATGTAAAACGACATTAATGTTTCTATTGTCCCTACGTTTATTTTTTTTTTATTTATATATATTGAATTATAGTTATGACACGCTATAGGCTTATATATAAACGCAATCGTTTCATTTTCTATCTTGATTTCCAGTCGTTCGGGTATTAACTCGCCAATAATTGGACGCTTTATAATTTTTATGTTTGTAAACCCACTTTGACGCAATCGTTCAGATATGATTGTGGCGCACAATTCAGGGTCTTCTGATAATACATCAAAATCTGGTACATGTTGTATTAAATCGCGCTCATCCTTTTTCATATATCTTGAGTATAGTTTTACTGCATATCCACCGATAAATATTACTTCTTGTTCTATAAATACATCTCTAACAGTGTAATATATTTTTTCAGCATCTAATTTGGACGACTCCACCTTACGTTGAAAATCGATAGTATCACAAGCCCCTTTCGTCTTTAATGGGTAATGTTTATTAAGCAATGTAAGACGTTTTAATACCTTCTCCCACCTCGATACATCTCCAGCCGGACGAGAGAGCTCTAAATACATGTTCATTCTTAGAAAATCAGGAGGAGCATATTTTATGCCACCGATTAACAACGATTCCTTGTTGATTTCCTTATATATGGCTGGGTCTAAATATGTGATATCGGCAATGGCTATATAGTTTACAAAAACCTTATAAGTTCCATAGTGCACGCCAGCTTTTGCCTCTATGTTATTAAAACCTGCTTTATGATACACATCGGCTAATTCTTTCGCATCAAGCATTGCTGTAGGTGAATAAAAATCATAGTCGGGTATTTCTAACGCACGGTCGTAGAATTGGGCACTCTTGGGCAACACATTATTAATTGCCGTTCCGCCATAACATATTAATCCCTTTGTTTTCAAAAATGTTTCAACTATAGATAAAATACGAGTTACGTCCGGGTCTTGTACCATTTTCTCACCACGCTGCCTGTCACCTTCATCCACAGCATGTCTAAGAATGGCAAGCTCACATTCATGAAAATCCATATTATTATTACAATATTCCGAGTCAAAGCGTCTTTTCGATATCTTGGACCTGTGCTTAGGTTTAGACTTAGGCTTAGACTTAGACTTAGTCTTAGGCTTAGTATTTATATTTGTCTTATATGTTGAATTCACAATTGACATTAGATTATGTATATGCTATATAATCTAAACATATTAAAAACTACTGAATAATTACATTATTATTCTTTCCAACAACTACTCATTACGTTATCGGTTTTAATATAACTTTGCATCTGTTCTATCGGAGCATATACACTCTTCGAATTATTAAACAGGTTGTGGTATTTTTCAGAACCGACCCCTTCTGGAACTAAGACAAATTGTGCTGATTTTTCTATTATCGCTTGTTCTATCTGCTCGTAATTATTCGCATTTGTAATAAATAAAGCATTATTAGTTTCTCTATTCCTCAAATCCGCATTTGTGCGATATGTTTCTAGGGGGTCCTTGGTATCTCTATTACCATTGATGTACATATTTTCTAGTGATTTCAGGGTAGAATTCTCGTACACACCTGATTTTCTATTTTCCAACTCAACGCAGATTATTATTTTACCATACATTTCTTTCAATGATGTATCCCCAGACACACGATTCTTATCCGTTATTTCTTTTGTTAAAGCTGTGCTTATTCTACTCCCGATTTGTTTAACCTTGGCGCGTTTGTTATTATAATCGTTTGTCATGGTTGTATTTTTAGTTGTCAACAGTCTATTTTTTCGATTCTTTTCGGCAATGTCACTTTCTAACGCTATTATTTTCGTATTGAGTATACTTATTTCCCTTGTTAATCTAGTCTGTCCCCTTGTACGAGCAAGGGCTTCTTGTCTGAGTTTTTTATACCTATTAAGAGCATTTAACTTGCGTTTCTTTGCTAACTTCATTGCCCTTGCCCTTTTCCTTGCCCTTGCCCTTCTCCTTGCCCTTGCCCTTCTCCTTGCCCTCTTAAATCCACCCCAACCCTCTTGTACATTTTCATCGGTGTCATCATT